AATGGAACTAATGGTTATGGTAATACTAATTTGAGTCCTAATACTAATTTAGTTAAGTATAACACACATACAAGTATATATTTAAGAACTAATACAGATGGTATTTATTGTGATTTAGGAGCTTCTAATGATAGTTTTAATGAAATGGTAACTATTTATTCTAAAGATAGCGGAAATGCCAAATCTGATATGGGTAATTATGCTATATCAAGAATATCAGCTGCAACATCTGATTCATTAGGTAATTATATAAATTCAAGAACTGCTAATAATACATTTAAATTATATAAAAATAGTACTACATTAGGAACAAACACTTCAACTGATACAAATAATTTACCATTAAAGAATTTAACTATTTTTGGTATAAATTATGGAGCGAGTCCATCTCAATTTTCAAATAGACAATGCGCCTTTGCTACAATAGGCGAAGGGTTATCGGATACCGAAGCTGCTAATCTTTATACCTCTATACAAAAATTTCAAACTACCCTCAATAGGTTTGTAGGTACTCCTGTTTACTCATCTTTTGACTCCGATGCTCAGTCCTTTATGACATCCGCAAGCATAACAGATAGCACACAACAAGCTGCTGTTAATTATTTAGTAACCGACTTAAAATCCAATAACCTTTGGTCTAAAATGAAGGCTATTTATCCGATGGTTGGTGGAACTGCTACAAGTCACTCATATAATCTTAAAAACCCTTCACAATTCCAAATAACTTGGAACGGTGGCTTAACGCATAGTAGTACAGGTGTTCTACCAAATGGAACTAATGGTTATGGTAATACAAATTTAAATCCAAGTTCATTTACTTCATTACATTATTCTTATTATTCAAGAACAACTAATACAAGTGGTAGAGAAATTGGTATTGAATTATCAAGTCAAGCATGGGATATTATTATATCACTTGGTGGTACTATTTATGGAAGATTTGGTTCATCAGAGATTACTTCATCAAATTCTGATTCAAAAGGATTTTATTTAAATACAGAAGGTCCTGCGTTATCTCATAAATTATTTAAAAATAATACACAATTAGGTAATATATCTTTTAGTGGTGCTGGATACCCAAACTATAATGTATTTATTTGTGCAATAAATATTTTGGGAAGTGCTGGTAATTTTGGTTCAAGACAATGCGCCTTTTCTTCTATTGGAGATGGATTAACTAATACCGAAGCATCTAACTTATACACAATAATTCAAAACTACCAAACAATTTTAAGCCGACAAGTATGATAGTATATAAACTAAAATCACAAGACGTAGACAAGGTAAAGGGCGGACAATTCGCACCTGATTGCTACTTTAATCCCGTTCAAGACGTTGACGGAAACTGGATAATCTCAATAGAAGAGTTAGAAGGTATACAAAATCCTGACTTCATGTTTTTAACTTTAAAAGAAGATGGTGAGTATGTTAATGTAACTCCGATAGAATATAAACCCGTACCACCACCTCCGATGCCATGAAATTCAGCGACCTAAAATTCACAAGTGCTGATGTTGTTAAACTCGTTGGTTTCTTAGGTGTTATTGGGATGATGTGGGCTGACCTTAAAAGCTCATACGTTTCAATGCAAAAGGACGTTGAGTTTTTACAATATCAAATTGATGAGATTAAAAAAGAAAATCCTAAGATAGCTGCTGTACTACCAAAATCAATAGAGTTAGAACGTGAATAATTATTCTTTAATAGGTGTTTTAATAGCTTTAATCGGAGTCCTTAAAGGTAAAGACGTATGGGATTATTTAAAGTCCCGTAATGACTCAAAAGGAAACAAAGATTTAATTAAACTATACGAAACACAATTAAATGAATGTAAAGAGCGTTCCGATGAACTGACCAAAAAGAACGAGGTGCTATCGGAAAGGTTACAAAAACACTTATTAAAATCTAAAGGAAATGGACTTAAGCAAAATAAAAGAGATTAACTCTAAATTAAGAAAAGCACACTTTTTAAGTCAATGCGCTCACGAGTCAGGTAACTTTACTTTTTTAAGTGAGAATTTAAATTATTCAGCCGACGGACTTTTAAAAATATTCCCTAAGTACTTTGACAAAGCTTTAGCATTAAGCTACGCACGTAACCCTCAAAAGATTGCTAATAGAGTATATGCTAATCGTATGGGTAACGGAGATGAATCGACTGGAGATGGATTTAAATTTAAAGGCAGAGGTTATATTCAATTAACCGGAAAATCTAACTATGCCGAGTTCTCTAAATATATTGGCGAAGATTGTTTAACAAATCCTGATTTAGTTTCGGTTAAATACCCTTTGGAATCCGCTGCGTTCTTTTTTACAAAGAATAAACTATGGGCGATTTGTGATGAAGGGGATAGTGAGGATGTTATTAAAAAACTAACTAAACGAATCAACGGAGGTCTGCACGGAATAGATGACCGAATAAAAAAATTTAAAAGTTATTATATATGAAAAAATTTTTAGTAAGTTTGTTCCTCGATGAAGTAGGGAATGTATCGAGCAAGAGAGTGTGTGGCGTTCTTTGTATAGTATCGTTATGCGTCACAATGTTTGCCAATCAGTTTACTCCCGAACACATTAAACCTTCCGATACATTAGTTAATACCGTTGGATTGTTAGCCTTTGGATGCTTAGGCTTAACAAGTGTAGATAAGTATACTAAAAAAGATTAGGTCATGCCCCGTAAGGCAGCCTCCCCCCAAGTAATGATGTGTGATGTGGGGGGTTCTTTTTTGGTTTCTAATCTTAAGAATGCAGGACTTAAGTAATGAAACCTTAAAGCCCCTTCGGGGGCATTATTTATGAAATACATAAGAGAAATAATAATATTAGGACTTTTAATAGTTATATTCTTATTGGTCCGATGTCAGGACAAAACCATCGAGTATAAAAATATAATAACACCAGTTGAAAAAACTATCTATAAAAAAGGTAAAAATATACATCATGTAAAAGTTAAATCGAAATTTATACATGATACTATCAAACTAACTAAATTAGATACCATTAGAATCGTTGAAGCTTACAATTCAATGAACGTCTATAAAGATACTTTAAACTTTGATTCATTAGGGTACGTTAGCATAACGGATACCATTTATAAGAACGAATTATGGTCAAGGTCTGTAAAATCAAAGATTAACAAATTTGAAACTATTAAAATATTGAATCCTAATAAGTTTTTTATTGGGTTTGATTTGGGGATGAACTATATAGGCACCTCAGCAATTTTAACTTTGCCTAAGTATAGTATAAGAGCCGGAGTTGGTTACAACGGACAATTCAATTTTAATTTAGGTTTATACTATAAAATATGGTCGAAATAGTTAAAAAATATCTACTAAGGTTTCCTGATTTACCAAGCTTAACAATAGCTAAAAAGATTTATAAAGAGAATCCAGAGTTTTCAAGTTTAGATAATGTAAGGAAAGCAATACGTCGTTTGCGTGGTCAAAGCGGAGAAGATTCAAGGAAACGTAAAGACAAAACATTTTTTAAACCCGAAGGCTCACGCAACCCATTTAAACTACCTGAGTCGCACGCTGATATTTATGAAGCATTCAGTATTAACCAAAGTAAAATTCTTATTTTATCGGATTTACATTTCCCTTATCAACATAATGATGCAATTACCTTGGCTTTAGAGTATGGGTTACAAAAAGAAGTTAATTGTATATTAATCAATGGGGATTTAATTGATTTCGCTACCATCTCACGTCACGAAAAGAACTGGAGGGATAGAAGTGTATTTGAAGAGTTTGAGTCCGTTAAAACGTTTTTAAAAACGCTTAGAGATACATTCCCTGATGCTAAGATAGTTTATAAATTAGGTAATCATGATGAACGCTTTGAAAAGTACTTATTTTTAAAAGCTCCTGAAATTTTTGATTGCGTTGAGTTTAAATTAGAAATACTTTTAAAGTTAGGGGAATTAAGGATTGAGATTGTTAAAGATAAACTACCTATTCATATAGGTAAGTTAACAGTACTTCATGGTCATGAGCTTGTTGGTGGTTCCGGCTGAGTCAACCCAGCTCGTGGTGCTTTTGTTAAAACATTATCTAATATCTTAATAGGTCACTTTCATAAAACCTCTAACCACGTAGAATCAACCATGCACGGTGATGTTATTTCGGTACATTCTCAAGGGTGTTTATGCGGTATGAATCCTTTGTATATGCCTATAAATAAATGGAATTTAGGTTTCAGTTACGTAGAACACGAAATAAAATCTGGTCAATTCATTATTCATAATCTTAAAATAATTAACGGAAGAGTATATTAATGGACTTACATTGGTTAAAGTTAGATGTTATGTTCCCCATTCAAAGTGGGTTAGATAACGAGGAGATGTCCGAAATAGACACCATTCGATTAAGGTCTGAAGGTATCGAAGATGGATTTGAAACTGGAACAGCATATTGTAATATCGGACATGACCCAATAGTACAAATTAATCCAAGGTGTTTTATTCCAAAAGGCAGACAAAACCGTAAATACTATTCAGAGATTGTATTCCAATCCGGAACAATTATCTACGGTATTGGTAAACCTGATTTGATTTATTCTAAGCTTAGTGAGTACGCTGCCCAGTTCGATACTCCGCCGGATAAAGAAACATCCGAGTAAGTAACTTCATATCAGCCATTTTAGTTTTATACTCAAAGTCGGTTAAAGTACCGCAAATTAAATCATTCTCCATTTTAGCGATGTGCTTTAATAAGCCCTTTTTTTGCTCTTTTAATCCCTGATAGTTTCCTAAGCTGAATCCGTTACGCTTAGCGATATTAACTATTAAGTAAGTATGCTCCATTATTAAGCGTTCCGATTCTTTATAGTCCTTACCTGAAAGCTCATTTAACCTTTCCGCTATTTTTATTGATTTGTCGTTCATGTTGTAATTGGTCTAATAATACAGCGTAGTTAGCAAGGTCAAGAATGCTATCCGATATAGATTCGTTATTTACTTTGTTAGTATGCAATAATACTCCAAGTCTTGCTACCTTCGTCGCGATTAAGTTTAAACAGTTTAATTGTCCCGATGTCCCAGTAATTGCGCCAGCCAATTTAAAGTTACTAAGACGGTCAGTTCCAGCGTAATCAAAACCTTTCTTAAGCATCGTTTCAGCCATTTTTTTAGTGAACTCAGCAAAGTGTTTTTTTTGTTCATCGAGTGTCATTTTATACGAGTTATGCGTACACCAATATCCATTTTTTCTGTCTTAAACTTTTTTTCAGGTGCTTTACGTTTCACAAACATACACACTGCTGCACTCATTTTTAATTGAGTTTCATTAACCATTAATTGGTCCCCGACATTTAAAGAATTAAAGTCGTACTTTGTTTTTCTGCCTTTCATTTTATTGTTAGTTGAGTTGTTGACTTACCTATTAAATAAGTATTTGTATCTAAGGTAAGTTGATAGATAACAAATCCTTCCCCGTGAGCAACTTCTTTGATGTTCTCACTTTGATGTGGTTTCATCGGTAACTGAGTACACGATGCCAGTAATAATCCTAATATATATTTCATAATTCAAAAATATTAATTTAAACTAACATTTACAAATTTCCAATCTTCATTATTTTACCATCAAACTTTAAAGCCACTTCACCAGTTTGAAGTCCGCGACCCTTAGCGATATCGAATAACATCAATCCTCTTGTGTCTATTGGTTTACCTTTATATTCGTATCCATTAGGGAATAAGTCGTAATACTCAGGTCTAAATATAAAACTAACTATATCCGCATCCTGTTCAATACTGCCCGATTCCCGAAGGTCACTTAATAACGGTCTTTTATCAGGACGTTCCTCGCATTTTCTACTTAACTGACTTAAAGCAATAACCGGAATATTTAAATCCTTTGCTATTGTTTTTAACCCCCTTGATATTGAGCTAATCTCCTGCTCCCGACTACCTTCGCCCTCACCTCGCATTAATTGAAGATAATCTACTATTATTAATTTAATGTTCCTTTCATACTTTAACTTTTTAGCCTTAGCTTTTAAATCCGAAATACTTAATACTGAGGAGTCATCTATGTAGAACGGAGCATCGGATAATTTGTTAAATGATGTATTCATTACTTCAATATCATTAAGTCCGATTCTCTTTTGATTAATTAGAGTACTTGGTATATACGATTCCGATGAAGCCAAGCGACCAGCTAACTCAGAAGCGGTCATCTCTAAACTAAAGAATGCCACAGGGATATTATTTAAAGCCGGTATTTTAGCTAAGTGTAAAGCGACTGCAGTTTTACCCATAGCCGGACGGGCTGCTATTATAATTAAGTTCCCATTCTGCCAACCACCAGTTATTGAATCTAAATCATTCAAGCCCGAGAGTATCCCAGTGGGTTGACCTGAGCTTATAACTTCGTAAATGTCTTTAACTAAATCCCCGTAAATAGTTTTAAGTGTTTTGACTTTATCTAACTTAAAGGTAGTAATATCGGATATCTTATTGTTAATATCTTCAATTATTTCTAATGGGTCATTAACCGTGTCCGCTGTTTTTTTCTGAATCTGAAGTCCTAAAAAAGATAATTCTCTAATTAAATAAACTTCAACAAGTCGATTAATTAAAAAATTAAGATTCCCGATTTCATTTGTTAAACTTGTTATATAATACGGACCTCCAATTTGGTCTAATTGCCCTCTTTTTTTAAGTTCTAAACATACAGTAACGGTATCTATGTTAAAACCACCCTTTAAAAGCTCACACATTGCGTTATAAACACACTTCGTTTCAAAGTGATAGAAATACTCCACTTTTAATTTATCCGCGCTTAAAACGAATTCCTGAGGGAATAACAAAATAGTACCGAGTAGATTCTCTTCTAACTTTTTCATAGATATTGATTACGTTGTGCTTTTTGAGGTCCCGAACTTACGGTTAATTTTTTAATGTATGGTAAAGTATTTAACAAAGTAGATTTCCAATAAACTATTTTCTGATACTTACCTGAGCGGTTAATACTCCAGTCGGATTCTAACCAGCTATCGTACTTTAACTTTAAGTCCGATGAATCAACATTCGGTTCTTTTGTTTTAGCGTATTCTAAAAATTCATCAAAATTTGGAATTATGCTTTTATTATTACTATTATTATTTATATTATTATTACTATTATTATTAGGTAAAGTTTTTTTACCATCAAGGTAAACTTTTTTTACCAAGTCAGGTAAAGTTTCTTTACCATCAATACTAAATTGATTTACCTCTGGTAAACTTTTTTGACTTACTGATATAAATGGTTCATTATCAGTACTTGCTATTATCCATGATGATTTATTTTGAATTGCATTACAATAAAAATCACAAGCTCTTAAATATTTAGTTGTAGGTTCTTTAATTACATATCCTCTATTAACTAAAGTATCAATAATATTTAAAATAGATTGTTTACTTAAATCTAATTCATCAGCTAATTTTTGTTTTGTTATTATTGCCCAGCCTCCAAATTTAACATTATTAGATAATAAATAAATTGAATCCAAAACAGCGTATTCATTCATTGATAAATTCATCGCCTTTCTTAAGGGGTGTAAAATGGTTGTATACATATTAAAAAGAAAAAACCCACGAGGTTTGGCGTGCAGTGCCTCCCCCCAGTGGGTTAATTAAACAAACATGAAAAACAATGTATGCTGCACTCATACGGGTACAAATATAATTAATTTTTAGTTAAAAACAAACTTCCCACCCAATTTTATTTAAAATATAAGGTCCGAAGTACCTATTAACTATCCATTTTTGACCATCCCAACAAAGTCGTGGATTATTACAGTCAGTAGTTGCGACAATAAAATATTCGCGAACCGAGTTTGAAAATTGTTTCATCCGATACAGTTGAATAATAGTTAGTATAAATTATCATTTAGGTAGTTTAAATTTATTATTGTTTCTATCTATATGCCCTTGATTATAAGCATCGGTAAGTTGTTTACGCTCTAATTTTAAAAGCATTTCGGCTTTGTCTATTACCTCACTAAAAGATAATTGACTTTCGGGATATTTTTTTAATAAAACTTTACCCCAAAATATAAGTTCCTGCATGGCTGTTTTTTTATTTTCCATAAGTTTCGTT